AACAACTCTTATCAGAAAACTAATGAAAAAGACATTACAAGATCAGTATTTGTTAATCAAAGAAGGTAAAGGACACGTTGGTGTTTTCCTTACAGAGGCAAAACGTCAATTCCCAAATATCGTACGCAATGCTGCTACACTTGATGAAGCAGTAGCATCACTTAAATCCAAAAACATTATTGCTGAAAATGTGTTTTCGGTAATGCCTGCAATTTTGGATCGTCCTAAAAAAGAATCTTATGAAACTGCATTCGAAGCGTTTTTAGCTGAAGCTAAAAAGAACGAAGACGAGAAAGTTAAAGCAGAAGAGAAAAAAGTTTCTAAACCTGTAGAAGAAGATCTTGAAAAAGCATTCGATTACTCAGACGAGAAAAACCCTGATAATATGATCTTTGATCAAATTATGACGGGTTATTATGCTGAAATGAAAGACCCTAAAAATGCTGATAAAACAATGCAGCAATTAAAGGATATCGTATTTAAAAACTTAGAAAAAGATCCAATTTACTATACAAAAAATGGTCAATTTGGTGTTAAAGATTTAGGATATGTAACTGAAGCACCTGGTTTAGGTGAACCTAAAGAAGCTAAAGGCAAATACAAATCTTCTGGCTACGGTGATTTAAAAGAAGGTATAGAAAAATTCATGTCAGACGTTAAAGATGCTGTAACTAAATCTGATAAAAAATTTACTCCTGAAGAAATTAAAGCTAAATTAAAGCAAAAACGCGAAGAAGAACTCAATCGCAGAAAAGAAGCAGGTGAATCACTTGAAGAACTTGCAGTTCGTAAAGCTATTCAAGAAATGATTGATGAAGAACTATTTAATGCATTAATTCAATTTCCCGAAATTTAGAAGAAAATACCTTTAAAAAAGGTGATAAAGTAACTTACTTAGGACACCCGGGTGAAATTACAGGTATCAATAAAGAAATGACAGGTGCTATTACTTACAATGTAGCATATGATAAAGGTAATGGTAGAACTAAAGTTTCAAACCTTTCTAACAAAGGTGGTGAAATTAAACCTATAAAAGAAGGTAATCACAATGCTGAGGATTTTAAACCTTATGTTGTTAAAGATAGAAATAATCCTAACTACGTAAAAGCAGATTTACGTGAAAGTGTAGAAAAAGATCTAGCTGATATCAACAAAGAAGCAGAACACGAAGTACTACAAGCTAAATTAGATAAAATTGATGCTTTAATCGATCATAGACGTTCAAAACTTTCAAAACTTGATGAGGATGAGGATATGAAAGCCTTAACCGACAAGAAAAAAGTAAAAGAACTTGAAAAAGATATCAAAAAACTAGAAATCGCTCGTAAAAAAATCGAGAAAATGATGTCGAAATTCAAAGGTAAAAAAGCTGAATCTAAAGAAGTAATTGACGAAGATGAAACTCCAATTGAAGCATCTGAAGAATATCTTCAATATAAAGAAGATGCTGAGCGTCGTTTTGATGAAGGCGAAAGTATTGATTCAATTTTAGATAACTATAATAATATTTCCCTAGACATGAAAAACGATTTACGTAATGATCTAGAAGGAAAAATGGATGGAATGGACTTCTAATATGAATAAGCAACTATTAATAGAAACCAGACATTTTGATCCAAAACCAATGAAATTGGTTGAAGGGATGAGCAAAAACGGTAACGTTTTTGTTGAAGGGATAATTGCTACTGTAGAAGTAAAAAATGGTAATGGTCGCTATTACAAACGTGAATTGTGGGAACGTGAAATTGACAATTTTACACGCAAAATTCAAATGAAATCTACCGAAACGGTAGGTGAGTTAGACCATCCTGATTCACAAGTAATCAACCTTAAAAACGCATCACATGCCATTCGTGAAATATGGTGGAGAGGTGATGAAATTTATGGTAGAATAGAAATCTTCTCTGATATGGGTGATTTAGGTACTACATCAGGCCGTATTGCAGGTGCATTAGTTAAAAATGGTTTAATTATTGGTATTTCTTCTCGTGGAATGGGTTCATTAAAACAAATGGGTGAGGTAATGGAAGTACAAGATGACTTTGAATTACTTACTTGGGATTTAGTCTCCAACCCATCTAACCCAGATTCATGGATGAAAAATGGTGCATTAAACGAATCACGTACTACATATTTAGATCAATACGCACGTACAAACACACTTATTACCGAAATATTATGTGCTAAAGGCACATGCCCTATATTTTAAAATATGCAAACCGGTGAAAAATTAGCCCTCTTTTTGAGGGCTTTTTTTATCCTTGCGACTTTAGTAATATAGTAATATACATATAATACGAATATGCCACCCCCCTCACATCTATATGTGGCATCGATATAAAAAAATCTATTACGTTTCTCAATAAACGTATTTTCCCAACAACTTAATTTAGGAAAAATGGCAACAAACAGAGATTTGCTTAAAGAAGCAATCGCAGATGCTAAAGCTGTTAAAGAAACTGCTATCGCAAATGCAAAAGCCGCTCTAGAAGAAGCCTTCGAAGCCTACGCTGATATGGATCCTAAAGGAACCACAGCACATGGTAACGTCGAAGAATCTGAAGATGAAATGTACGAAGCTGAAGACAAAGACATGATGGAAATTGATTTAGAAGAGCTTTTAGCTGAGCTAAATGAAGAAGAGGAAGAAATGGAAGAATCTTTAAACGAAGCTGAAGAAGAAGAAGCTGAAGACGTGGAAATGTCTGATGAAGAATCTGAAGAAGGTGAAGATAAAGGTGAACCACTTGACCTCGAAGACATGACAGATGAAGATCTTAAAGACATCATTGAAGATGTAATTAAAGACATGATCGCGTCAGGTGAACTCGAAGCCGGAGAAGAAGGCGAAGCCGAAGAAGGCGAAGAAGAAGTAGGCATGGAAGATGAGGAAGAAATCGACTTAGCAGAATTATTAAGAGAAATCGAAGAAATGGAAGAAATGGAAGAACCAATTGATGAACTTTTCGGATTAGGAAACAAAGAAGGAAAAATTATGAATCAACTTTTAGATTTCTTCTCTAAAGAAGGAAGAAATATTGAAGGTGCTTCTGAACTTGTAAAATTAGATCCAAAATCTGATGAATTTAAATCAAAAGTTGGAGAAATCATTCAATCTCAATCTATAACTAACGAATTAGGATCATGGGCTAAAAGAACAGGATCTAGTTTAAGAGGAGTAGATGTATTGGCTAATTTCCGTAATGCTCTTGGATTAAAACAAACTACAAAAGCTACTGCAGGTCCTGATTCTGCAGCTTCTATGTTAGGTCAGACAGCTGAATCTATGGAATCTGAATTAGCTGAAGCTATGAAAACAATTAATGCTCTTAAGTCTGAATTGAACGAGATCAACTTGTTGAATGCTAAACTTCTTTACACAAACAAAATCTTCAAATCTAAAAATTTGAACGAAAACCAAAAAGTGAAAGTGTTAAGTTCTTTTGACAAAGCAACTACAGTAGGTGAAGTAAAAATGGTATTTGAAACTTTAAACGAGGGTATTAAAGTTAAAAAAGAAACCATTAAAGAACATTTAGGTAGTGCTTCTAAATCAACATTTACACCAGTAGCTAAACAACCAATCGTAGAGTCAAACGAGGCATTCTTAAGAATGCAAAAATTGGCAGGAATTATTTAATTTTAAACTTAAAACAAAAACAGAAAAATGTCAAACATTAATTCTCTTTTAGAAAGCGCAGCTGGCAGTTACAAAAACATGCAAAGCGACGCAGCTCGTATGTCCGCAAAATGGGGCAAAACGGGATTATTAGAAGGATTGGGTAGCGAAGTTGAGAAAAACAACATGGCTATGATCCTCGAAAACCAAGCTAAACAACTTGTTGTTGAGCAATCTTCATCTAAAGAATTCGTTTCTGTACAACCAATGAATTTGCCATCTGGTCTTGTATTCTTCTTGGATTTCCAATATGGTGATACAAATGGTAAAGTTGCTCCTGCTGGTCCTTTCGGTCCTGGTGGTGCTACTTACGGTGCTACTTCATCTATGTACGGTAATACAAACCCTGGAACTGCAACTGATGCTAGCCAAGGTTTATATGGTGCAGGTCGTTTCGCTTACTCAATCAACCAATTCTCATCTTCAGTTACTTCAACTACATCTCCTGCTACTTGGTCTGATGTTGATTATGATTCATCATTATCTTCATCTATCGTTTCAGGTATCTTGTCTAAGATTGTTGTAACTGTAACTAACCCTATGCGTGTAGATTTCAAAGGTGTTCGTGCATTTGTTCCTGCTTCAGGTTCAGGCGCTATGTCTTTGGGTGCTATTTACGATCGTTTATTACCTCAATTTACAACTACTAATAATACAAGTAGTGTAACATTCATCGTATCTGGTTCAGGTGCTTCTATGACAAACCTACCTTCAGGTTCAGCTACAACTAACACATTGTTCTACAATATTCAACCAGTTGATAACAACCGTGGTGATTTTGAAGATGCTTCAGGTGCTGGTTACCCTAACGCTGATTCTACATCTGCAGACCAATTAGCAATTCCACAGATCAATATCCAAATGAAATCTGAGGCTATTGTTGCTAAAACTCGTAAGTTAAAAGCACAATGGACACCAGAATTTGCTCAAGATTTGAACGCATACCAATCTTTGGATGCTGAAGCTGAATT